CCAATTATAATATTTATATGCTTGGTATGGAAAAGCCTTAATTGTTGGCATAATAACTTTTTCAACTAAATCATCATTTATCATTCTATCAATATAAGCAACATTACAGGCATACCCTCTGGCACCGTCAGTGGCTTTTACAACGGTCCATCTATCACCATTATCAAAATCAGCAAATGCTTGATTAGCACTTACTCTTGGTTTTTCACATTTAATACCAATAGCATCATAATCTTCAATAATTTTTTTAAACTATTCAAGTCCTGCTTCTATTTTATTACAATAAATTATTCCTTTCATAATTTAATTCTCTCTTTCCATAGTTTTAAAAAAGTTTCAGGCCCACAGTCAATAGGACTGTCTTTATACCCTGTAATCATTTTTTTATCAAATATAAAACTTATATCTACATAATTTTTATATCTATCATTTATTTTTGTAAGATTATTTGTAAGATGTTTAAACTCTTTATCTCCAATTTCTTGGAACTGTCTATCAAATGCTACAATAATTTCTTTTACATTATAATCTAATAATAACTGTATTTGATAAGCTGAAATATTAGAACCACAACAAGCAACACTAATATCATTATCAATTCCAAAATATGACTGATATAATAAACAAGATTTTTCACCTTCAAAAATAATAGCTTTACCAATTCGTTCAATATTTTCTTTACTATTATTTAAATTATATAAAGTCATACCAAGAGGATGATTATATTGGAATGGTTTTCCATTCATATACACCATTAATGGGCGATACTTACCATACATATCAATATCTGGTTGACAAAGTGCTCTGCCTCGTAATCCAACAAAGCGTCCATTTACATCAAAATGTGGAATTGTAATCTGTGCTGATGCGGGAGCATAACCAATTCGCGCATGGTTCATTACTTCTTGCGTAATACCTTCTTTTAGCCAAGGTAATATTTTAACATTATAATTTAATCTATCTAAAATAGTATCATCATACTCTTTTAACTCAGCATGATAATCTTTAATTTCTATCTGTTGGATACGGTCATAATTATTAAAGGTTTTCCAGTCAATTAAACTGTCATCTTCAATTTCTTTTTCGCCAGCAAGTCCATAACGAATTGCTATATATCTTACTGCATCATTTAAATCATATTCTTTGCCCCACTGGATACGGGCTACTTTAATTAATAAATCAAATATATCAAAACTACCTTGACATCCGGTAAAACAGTGAAATAAATCTGTATTCTGATAATAATATAGTTTACGACTCCCTTCACCGGGTTTATTATGACAAATAGTAGTGGAGAGGATACCGAAATCTGTATACTCCGGGTCTCCTCCCCACTCTTGAAGCAGTTCAAATATATTCTCAAACTGTAATTTTTCTCTGACCTCGGATTTTTTATAGGTTCTCATTAGGTGGTGAGAACATGTATACAGTTTCCCTTAATGCCAAACTCTTCATTTACAACCTTACAGAGAAACTCTTGTGGATGCATATTCTGATCTGTACCTTTACGAGTAGCAAGAATTTGCTTTGCCATTTCCTTGCTCATTTCATACTCAATGTCTCCCTCAAAAGGCTTAGGGGATACAGTCTTAGATTCATTCTCAACATTCTTAATTTTTGTCATTTTATTTTTCTCCTTATTTTTTAAAATGCACTCGGTTCAGTTGTTAAAATTTTTAAATTATCAATTTGAATGATTTCATATGTATAAGTGGTTGCAAACATCGGTTTAACTCTACAAGTACCTAAATCTGCTTTACACCATAAATATATGCCTTTATATCTACCACGACGGTTTTTATAAACAGACATTTTTAAGTCTGGTTTTTCAAATGCATTATTTGTTAATATTTGAGCCAAATTCTCAATATCATCTGATGAAGTTGGCAGAAGAATCATACCAGCATCAATTTTATCAGCAATTGCTTTCGCTCCACGAAGTAAGTTTTGATCTGGTGTTTCACTTGTTTGATAATCGCCATTCAACTGAGTAGCTGACATAATAAATACACCATATTTATTACACAAATCTTTTAATCTAATAGATAGCATAAAAAGAATTGTATCTTCACGAAGTTTTACACCGCCAGAACGACGTGTAATTTCTTCCAAAATCTTTAAACTTGTATGAATATAATCAAAGAAAACATAACGCACATCATGGTCACGAATATTTTTCTTTATTTTATTTTCAACATCTTGAAGTGAAAAATCCGGTAATACTTCAATATAAATTGGGCTATTCTTTAAAATATTACCAGCTTCATATACTCGCTCACGTTCATCGCCTTCATATTTACCATTAAGGATATGCTCTTCATTTACATTAGAAATAAACGCAAGCATCATAGTTTGTATTTCCCCTAATTCTTGCTCTGTTGTAATATATAAAGTTGGCTCGCATACACCGTTCTTAATCCAACCAAATACATCATCATAAATACGATTACAACCAATATAACAACAGTCAGCAATCATACTACGAGACTTACCAACACCAGTAGGGGCAGAACGTAAATAAAACTTTTTCAATCTTGCCCCACGAGTTACTGTATTGATAAGTGGACCATACAGAGGAACTCCTACTTCTGGATTCTTCTCTAAATCATCAAGTAATTCGAGAATACCTTCACCAGCTTGTGTTGCCTCACCCCAAGAATCATCTACATATGTAGCTTTAATTTCATCAATTTTATCTTGTACTCTTTGGGCAAGAGCTTCAAGAGTTGAATTATCAAGTTGATCCTCTTGCAGTTGTCTTTTCTTTGTATCAGTGATGTTATCTGGGTCATAAATGTCACTTACATCAAATCCAAAATTATCAAATGCTCTTAATAGAGTCATTTTTTTAACTCTATTATAATAATAATCAAAAGAGGCTGTTTGAGCATTTTCAACTGCTTTGGTTAACCATTCTTCACCTTTTTGTTTAATAAAAACTGCTTCATATTTAGGACGAGCTGCAAGATAATCTAAAATACTATTCATAGAAATCTTTTCCGCACCCAATTCGTGCAATTTAAATATTGTACCAAAAACAATCTGATGAAACTGGTCAGGGAAATCTTCTTCGGTTAATATATATTTATCTGAATAATCCAATAGTTGTGGAACTTTACACACGCAACCAATTACCTGTATAATACTTGGCGTGTCTACATATTTACTCGGCATTGTTTATATGTTCCTCCTCATCTAAAAATGTAAACATTTTCCTTTTTTCGATTTGCCGTTGCGGTGAAGGAATAACTACAACTATATCTTTTGGAATGTAATCATTTAAATCTTTTGTTTTATTTTGTTCTTCTGCAAGCCAAAGACTATAATAATATTCATATGCTTGTTTATAAATATATGGGATAATCCCCATTCCTTTTGTTTTATCTACTGGATGTTTTTTTACTTCATACCAATATTTTAAGGCTTTTAACATTCCAGAATATGTAAAATTATATTCTTTTTCAAAGCTTGATAATTGAAGCATATAACGAGGTAAAATATAATCATCTTTTAGCCCATAAAGTTTAATAATATATAACATTAATTCATCCTTACTATCCTGCGGATGAACTTCAGAACATTTTTTATGAACATAACGACCTTTTAATTGAGGCATTTCAATTACATCATTTTGATTTGGATAAATAGCTTGATGACACCAAAAACAAGTTGTTGACAACTTTGGGTTCCAAATCTCATATGTACTTTTTTCAGTTTTATTATTTACTGCTTCTAAATAACATTCTGAATGCCCATATCGAAAAGTTTTACCAAGTGGAATTTGGACATATGCTTCTTTATCTCTATCAAATTTTTTTCCACAATATTTACAAGTTACTGTCGCCATCGACATTCCTCTTTCATTTCGATATTCTTCATATATATTATATCACTTTTTTTTAAAAAAATCAACCCTCGGCATTTTTTACCGAGGGTTGATATTCTATTTTTAATTACTTCTTTTCTCCATTTACAAGGTCATCCTGAATCTCAGTAACAACGAGATAAACAAGTTCTGCCTGGTCACGAGTGACACCGGACATCTTCTTACCCTTACCAAGATACTTTTCAATAACCTGAGTAATACGAGGAGCATAATAAGTCTGATCCTTAGTCATAAGGTCGCCCACCATCTGTTCAAACTGAGCTATAAGAGCATCAAAATCATACTCTTTAAGAACAGGAGCTACCTCACGCTCATTAGTAACAAACTTATTACCATTTTCTTTGGCTTCCTTATCAATGGCATCGCCGATAGCCTTAGTCAAAGCATCATAACTAAGAGGAATTTCAGATGCAATATACTTGAAACGACTACCGCAAGAAATACCAGAACCTGCGGGAGAACGAAGAGTCAATACACGCTTTTCTTCTCCATCAGCACCAAGGTACATGCGGGCAAAGCAATAAATGTCAGCCATATTCTCAATAATCTGTAAAGCAGAAGACTGAGTAGTTGGCTTAGTATATCCAAACTCCTTACCAGTCTGGTCTTTATCAGTACCAGTCTTAGAGTGAGAAATAAATACAACCGCATATCCCATCATAGTAAGTCCACGGAATACATCTTCAAACTCTTTCTTATATTTGCTCCAACTGTTGGTTCCCCAACCACCATCGCCCATATTATCAATACCAAGTTGATTACAAATATACTTCTGGCAAAGGTCAGCAGCAATATCAACAGTATCAACAATAATAGTCTTATAAACTTCCTGAACTTCGGGCTTCTTCAATTCACGGAAAATCTGCTTCATTTCACCCCAAGTATTAACATCTTGTGCGATAATACCAGGAATAGCATTATAACCACGCTCAAATGCGAGAAGCAAAGCGCCTGGCATCTGGGTCGCCAAGGTAGTTTTACCTACCTTGGGAGGGCCATAAATAAAAGTAATATATCCAGAAAGGTCACGACTGACCTTGTGTGGCTGTAAGCCTAAAAGATTAATAGCCATAAGATTTACCTCCTATTAAATTAGAAGTTAAATCCACTTGCTCCACCGGAAGTTGCGGCAGGAGCCTGAGTCTGAGCACGAGAAGCATTGTACTCATCCTGACGCTGCTTAATTGCTGCGAGAGCAACCTCACGGTCAGCAAGAGCAGTCTTCCACTCCTGAGCAGTAATAGTGCTATCATCATCCCAAAGATATGGATCGCTAGAAGCACCAGTAATAACAAAATCACGATTAGTGCGAGGAGTCTCAGTTACCTTCTGCTCACCAAAAGCAGACTCTTCAACAGTGCGAACCATAGTTACCTGAGACATCTGACGGCCCCAAACCTTGGTAAATACAGGATTTCTTTGAGTTGCATCAAGGCCAAGGAAGTAATCCATAGCACCTTCACTAAGAGCAGTAAAATCAACGGGAATAAGAGCCTTGCGGAAATCAAAAGTGTAACCGCTAACTCTTACCTGACGAGGACGATCGTGCTCTTCATCAGCCTCAATTTCAGTTGCCTTGGTAATAACCATATCGCACTCAAAAGTATTACGAGTCTTTTCGTCTGCGGCAAGAGTCTGAACTACATGAATGAATCCACCCTCGTTACGCTTTACAGAAACAAGCTCTTCCTTACCATTACGATTAGAATAAAATTCATTTACACCAATTGCAGAATCAATACGAACCTTCGCAGCCTTATCAATACCATGTTCAACAACATTACAAAGAGTTCCATTAATAATATTCTGAAGAGTAGCAAAAGTAGCATTATCAGCACCACTCTTTGCGTACTTTGGAGTTACATAAGTAAAATGAACACTTACAATATTAGTTGCGGCGCCATCAGTCGCAATATCAATAGTGCCATTAATAAACTAAGTACCAGGGTTCTTAGAATTCTCGCCAGAGGTCTTGAGACTCAAAGAATGCTGATACAGAAGACCCTCAATATGAGTTGCATTTTTCATTGTTGCTTTCATTATTCATTTTCTCCTTTAATAATTACATAATTTTTTCCTTTTTCTGTTAAACTATAAATAACAGGGTCTTGACCGATTTTTTCACAAAAACCATCATTTACAAGTTTTCTCATTGTGCCAGAGGCTCCACGGGAAGAAATACCCATCTGTTCTGCAATATCTTTTGCTTTCCACAGACGAGTTTCCAGATGATTTTGTAGGTAATCAAGAATGAGTTTACCGTTTTCGGTCAATTCCGGTTTCTCATCCTTAACTTCTTTTAGAACATCAAGATATGCTTTAACATTATCAGTCATAAGTTTTTCTGTGAGTTCAGGATTTGCTTTCATCAATTCATTTACAAAATTTAAAAATTCTTGTTTCATTTCAAATTCCTTTCTTGATTTTCTATAAATATTATATCATATTTTTTTTGGAAAATCAACTCACGGCGTTTTTCATGTTTTTTTACAGTAAAAACTTTTTTACTCAAGACTTAAAGAATATCCAATTAATTTAGCATTTTTATTATATGGGAAAAATGCTTGATTTATTAAACACTCTAATTCATCAATAATGTAAGTGCCATCTTCATCATAGTCGCCATCATGAGTTACAAAATCCCAATAGGAAATAAATTTTATACCATCAATTCCATATGCCTCTGCTTTATATCGCATAGCATTAGGATTCTCACAAACAAAAATAGCATTATTTTCTTTAGCCAATAGCATAAGACGACTAGTTTTACCAGTTCCACGGCCTTCAATAATTCTATACATATAAATTATCCTTTCTTTACTGTATATCCATAAGTTTGGGCTTCATAAAAATCTGTCCAATACTTTTCACGAGAAGTTAAATCATTTGCTTTACATTCTTCCAATAGTTCAAACATAAAGTTTTCTACTCCAATTTCTTTCATCGCTGGATATAATTTATTTTGCGTTACTGGTTCTGCCCCTACGCCACGTTTAATATGTTGACGCCAACGTTCTGGGACATTTACTGCCTAACCTATATAGCATTTACCATTCTATAAATTAGTAATTTTATAAATGCCCATGGGCTTCCTGGTCCCAAAAACTCTACCAATCAAATCAGTATAAGGTTTTTCATAATAGCATTTATAAATAACTTTATTTAATGGCTCTTTATCGCGCAAATAAGGTTCTACTGAACGCAATCTTTTTATTTCTTCTAAATCCACTTCTGGAATCTATAAACGATAAAAGTCTTTTTGCTGACGGTCTAATTCAGCACGTTTATTAGACTCTATCGCGGCCTCAGCTTTTGCTTGAGCCTCAGATAATTTAATTAGTACATCCTCTAATTCTTTAGACTTTACTCCATATTGAGCAGTAATCTCACTAACCATATCAGCTAAAGTTTCTAAATAACTCTATTTAGCTTCTTCTTTTGCTTTTTCATATTCAGATAAAAGTTCAGTTTTTGCTTTTTCAATTTGCTCTTGGGCAATTTGAATTTGTTGAGTTTTAAAAATTTCTCCAGATTCTTTAGCTTCTGTTTCAAGTGTTTGAATTATATTATTTCTGCGCTCCTCTAATTTCTAAACTTCAACTTTTAAATCAGATTCACGCTAAGACCAATTTAATAATTTTTCATTTTTTTCTTTTTCCCAATCACGACGAGCCTACTCCATTTCATTTAACTAACGAGCCGCTGAATCATGAAGTTCTTTATCTTGTTTTTGAATGTCTTGATAATATTGCTCATTTAGTTCATTATATTGATTTTCTAATTCATTTCGTTTCTCAATATATTCTTTTTCTAAATCTTTAATTCGTAATTGAGTTTCATTTTCTTTCTTTTCTAGCTCTTGGTTGGCGGTGCGTATTTTCTCCTTTGGAAGAAAATGACAAACCACAAGAGTAATTAACACACCGATTATCAAAGCACCAAGCGCACTAATAATCGTTATCATAGATATTAAAATAAGGGGTAAAATTAATTACCCCTTATAATCTATATGAGTTTTAATTACTCGGCGTCTGCATCAGGATCGAATTCCATGCCAGCGGGAGTGAGCTGGAGGAACTTAACAGCCTTATGAGTGCCGTCTTCAAGCTCAACCTCAGCAGGAACACGGATACCGAGACCCTTGCGCTGAATAGCAGAAGTGAAGATACCATCAACCTGGCGCTTCTCAAGACCGAGAGCCTCAGCAACATCACCAGAGGTAACATTCTCGCCAGCGATACCCTTCAAATAATTAAGAACGTTCTTGGAATTTTCTTTCATAGCCATAATTCATTTTCTCCTTTAATAATTAATAATTAATATTTTCTTTAACCTTTTGGTTATGTAAATATTATACAAAAAAATTTTTTAAAAGTCAAGACATTTTATTCAATATGTCTTGAACCATTTCATCAATGGTGTCAATGTCTTGGAAATCGTGAACTCGGCTTGAAAGTCGCATAATTTCTTCCTAGGCGGCCTACACCGCATCTTCGTCGCTACTATTCTAAATCACGTATTCACACTTAGCGATTTTTTCAGCCAAGTTTTTGAGTTCTTTTCTTTTCATACAAAAATCCTTTTCTTTTTTATTTACGATATTATTATACAAAAAATTTTTTTAAAAGTCAAAGCATTGCGATTAATTGTTCTTCTGTAATAATCGGAATACCAAGTTGCTTTGCTTTTACATTTTTACTAGAAGTGCTATTTATATCATTATTAACTAGATAATCTGTATTCTTACTAACTGACCCAGTAACCTTACCACCACGAGTTTCAATAGCAACTTTTACTTCATCACGATTTTTAAAAGTATGCACTGAGCCGGTAATAACGAATGTTTTACCAGCAACCTCACTAAATTTTACAGTAGAAACTGTTGCTGTTGGGTCTATCCATAAGCTATTATGAATAGTTAAAACTTTATAAGCAAGGTCATCTGCTTCTTTATAATCAAAATTATGGATAGAATCATTTATTTCATATCCAAATCTATCCCAAGTTGTAAAATCATAGTTTTTTTCAATACATTCACGGAAACTAAACCAATCATTACATCTTTTAGCAATTTCTTTCGCATATGTCGTACCGATGAGGGGAATACTTAAAGAAGCGATAAATTGCCATAATTCACAATTTCGTGCTTCGTCAATTGTTGCTAAAAGTTTATCAACAGACTTGGGTCCAAATCCTTGCTGTTCTACCCATTCATCACGGAAGTTAGATAAACTAAATAACTCTTGATAATTGCCAACCCAGCCCCAATCAACAAGTTTTTGAAGTGTTGCTTCTGATAAGCCTTTAATATCAAGACCCTTTTTACCACAAAAATGACAAAGCAAATTCACAAATTTCCCATCACAATGAGGATTGCCACAATATAAAATATCATCTTGAATATAAGTATCTCCGCCACAAACAGGGCATTTAGCTGGAATATCTATATAAGTCAATGCTGTATTTGATTTTTCGCTTCGTACAACTTGTGGGATAATTTCATTTTGCTTACAAACCCAAATTTTCTGTCCTTTATATGGTTTGCCTAAAAGCTGTCGCATTATATTAAGATTATGAAGAGACGCACGATTAATAATTGAATCATCAGTATCTACATCATCATAAATCGCTACTGGAGTAATCTGTCCAGTTTTACCTAATCCCCACTCAATATCTCTTAAATAAGTTTCATATTCTTCATCATAAAATTTGTATGCTAATCCTCCGCGAAAATGATGTTCTGTTGCTCCAAGAGATTGATAATAAGCACAATCATCATACTTAAATACAATTCCATCTATTGGATAAGAATATTCTTTTGCCATATCTTTTATTAACAAAATGGCATGGTTAACTTTATCAGAGGTATTTGCGGGTAGCATTAAAAATGGTACAATAATGAATCCTAAACCATCTAAACGAAAAATTTTTTCACTTAAATTTTTGCATTCATCGAGGCCGGCAATACAATCCCATGCCACAAATGTAAGTCTCCTTTGAGAGCTTGCGCGTGAATCCAGGAGACGTATAGAGCCACTGGCAAAATTGCGAGGATTCTTATAGGCGCTACTAAAATCTTCAAAATCTTCATATGTACAAATAACTTCTCCATCAACAATTAATTTATTCTTAAAGGGAATCTCAAGAGGAACTCCTTTAACTCGCACTATATTTTGGAAAATATCTTCTCCAACTTCGCCATTGCCACGAGTTTCGGCACTAGTGAGAAGGCCATCTTCATAACAAAGTGAGCAAGTTAATCCATCCATCTTTGCCATCGCAATTCCATCATTTTTACCAAGAAATGAAACCACTTCATCCACACTCTTGGTTTTATCTAATGATAACATCGGATGATTATGTTTTACTTTTTTTAATTGATTAACTACTTGATAATCAACATGAACTGTTGGGGAATTTCCAAGATATATACCAGTTTTTTCTTCTAATTCCTTTAGATGAAAATACATATCATCCCAATCTTTATCAGAAATTGATGGATGCCCTTCATCATATAATTTAGTATAATAATTTAATTTATCTATGAGTTCTCTCATTTCATCTATTGGATTCATTTATATTCTCCATATTTATATAAATATTTTCATTATCGTATTGTGGTTGTAATTCATACCACTCTCGATAACCATTATCAGGGTCATAAGAAGATAATTTTACAACAATATATTTAACTAATTTCATCTAAATGTCTCATTTCTTTTTCTCTTATAATCGCAAGTAAAATACCATCTGGTCCCATATAATCTATAAGTGGGATACCTTCTTCCACTAAATCAGCAATATGTTTCCAAGCAATAGGATGTTCATTTACAACTTTATTAATACGCTCAATATCTTCAAACTCTAAACAAATTAATGTAGATATTTCTTGAAAAGTCATACGAAAAAAATCTCCTTATATCTATTCTTATTTATATTATATCATATTTTTTTATTAATGTCAATTCTTTTAATATGGGCATTTTTAGATAATAAAAATATATTTTTTTTTAATAATAATAGAATAAATTGCAGAAAGGAGAAAAAAATTATGTCTTATACAAATAGTTCTTATGTAGAATATACAAGATTAAGTCCAAATAATAGTGGAACACGTACTCATTCTATTGACCGTATTACTCCTCATTGCGTTGTTGGACAATGTTCTGTAGAAGCTTTAGGCGCTTTATTTGCTGATAGTAAACGACAAGCATCTTCTAATTATGGAATAGGCTTTGACGGTCGTGTTGGTATGTATGTCCCAGAGTCAAAACGTTCTTGGTGTTCAAGTTCTTAGCCAAATGATTAGAGAGCTGTTACTATAGAATGCGCTTCTGATGCGACAGCCCCTTATGCTTTTAAAGCAGTCGTTTATAATAAATTAATTGATTTATGTGTAGATATTTGTAAACGAAATGGTAAAAGTAAACTTTTATGGTTGGGTGATAAAACTAAAACCTTAAATTATAATCCAGCTTCTGATGAAATGGTATTAACTGTTCATAGATGGTTTGCTAATAAGTCTTGCCCAGGAGATTGGATGTATAGTAGGATGGGAGATCTAGCCGAGTAGGTAACTAAAAAATTAAAAAATAATATAATAATACAACCTACTCCATCTCCATCTAATGATAAAACTTGTTCTATTACTCTTCCTATTTTAAAAAAGGGATCTTATGGAAAATCTGTTAAATCTTTATAGACTCTTTTAATTGCTCAAGGATATTCATGTGGTAGTTATGGAGCAGATGGAGATTTTGGCAATTCTACTTTAAATGCTGTTAAAAGATTTTAGGCTAATAAAAAATTAATTGTTGATGGTAATGTCGGTCCTTAGGTATGGACTGAATTATTAAAATTTTAATTTCTAATTGAAAAAACAAAAAAGCGGTTTATTAATTTTCTTATTATTGAAAATTTATGTTTTTTATAAGAAAATTAATAAACCGCTTTTTTGTTTTTTCAATTAGAAATTATCTAAATCTCCTATTGACTAAATTTCATGCTATTTTATAAAAGCTTCAATTAAATCTACTCTATCTGATAAAATCTCTATCTTTTTTAAAGCTGTAGCACTTAAAGATGGCCCGCAATATGGACACCACCAATAATTAAGAGGGCCATGATGATAGCGACCACAAACTGGACATTGACCACAATAATTATCAATCATTTCATTTAGCATAATTATTACTCCCTTTCTGTGCTCTTATAATATAAGAGCAATCCTCCTTATAAATTAAAGAGGATTGCTTAAAAATTATACTTTACTGACGCTTAGGATTTTATTTCCTTTTAACATAATATTTCCAAGAGAAA